GGTTCATTATATCAAACTTCAACTGCTCAATATCAGTAATAGGAGTATGAAGCACCCTATCGGTATCAATATTGAATGAGGTAAAATAAGATTGAGGAGTACCAAACTCAGAGTCATAAAATAAAAGGGCTGCATCTTTGTATTTCTCCAAATAAGATTTAGCCATCAAAAGACTGAAGGCAGTCTTGAAGTGTTTTGATGGTCCTGCCCACATAGTAAGACCTGGAGTTAGACCACCATCTAGTTTACCACTTAGTGCAATATTAATTGCTGGCACAGAAGTTGAAATCATATCCTTCTGAGTGAAGAATTTTGATTTCGATAGAATAGCAGATTCTTTGATGCTGCTATTCTTTTTAATTTTTTCCAAAATGCTCATTTATTATCCTTCTCTTTAAATGCTAGAGGTTCATCGTAATCATATTTAGGTTCAAGTTTTTTTGTTGGATTCAGTGGTGGTATTGATTCGCCAGATACTTCATCTATGACAATGACATTTTCTTTACGAACTTGTACCACCTCATCAGGCCTTTCCTCAGGTCCTGATTTTTCTTCCCTGGGTACTTCTTCCTCAGGCGGATCAGTTCGTTCCTCAAGCTTCTTTTTTGCCTCTTGAACTCTTTGATATACCGGGTTTTGATCTCTTCCATCATCCTTCCTTTTTGGTTTCTTTTCTTCACCAATACTCATTGAAATATTGCTTGCAATCAATAATAGCACAGCCAGAGGATCAAATACAATCATAATCAATATGATTACCAAACGAACCGCTTTATCAATAATATCTTTTTCACCAGATCCATAGATGAGTTCAGCCACATATTTAATAGGACCAAAATCAGATTCAGCTTTTCTTAATTCTACACTAAGAGGCACTCGTTCTTCTGTTAGTTTTGCAATCTCTTTTTGTGTTTTGTTTATTTCTTCATTGAGTTGGTTTCTTTCTTTTTGTTGTGACTTTCTGATTTGAATGGATCTTTCTGCTCCTCGTTCTGACTCGGAACGAGACATTACATTATCAACAGCAGCATCTAGTTGATTTAATGTTTTTCTATTTAATTCAATATTTTGTTTTAGCGTCTGTATCTTCTCATCAAGCACTGCAACTTTATCAGCCACAGGACTAATGTCTGATGCGTGTTCTAGGTGTGCTTTAGATAGATAGCCAAAAATACCCATCGATGTAATAAGCATTAAAATGGCTACAGCAGAAGTTAAATACCATTTTAATATTCCTGGTGCTGTTTTCCAGTTACGATATAACCACGATGCAGTTACTAGTTTTGCAGATTCTAGAACAGAACCCATCAAAACAACAGGCCAGAATGAGCCTGGAAATATTGCAGCCAATCCAATAACAGAGTAATATGCTGCTACTGCTGAGAGTAACACAGCATTAATGAATGTAAATGTAGCGGTTGTCATCCGAAGAAATCCTCAAGTGTACTTTGCTTCTCAATATTCCAATTCATACAATCCAAAACAACTTTAATTGGTTCAACAAAAGCTTTCTCGAATTGCATATCATAGTTGATATACTGTTGTAAGTCAAACTCTTTGGGTAGAGTTACTGGAAAAGATATGACTGATTCTTTGAATGGATTTGGTGTTTTCAAGTAAGAGAACTTGATTTTTTCTCCATCGTTGATGAGTGGATATTTTTTATCCAATCCTTTTTGTTTGAGAGCAGTATTATATATGATTGCTCCCTTAACATGAATGGGTGTTCCTTTGGTATATAAAGTAACAGCGTCAGAATATTTTTTGATGCCACGAATACCACGAGGGAACGAAATTTCTTCAGGTGAAAATTGCTTGAATTCTTCTTTGAAGTTGGCAACAAACTTCTGCACATCTTCTTCTGTGCCATTCATCATCAGCTTAATTGTTTCTTCCATCTTTTCACGAATAGGTGCTGGTGTTGATGATTTCACCATTTCAAGACCCATCACTTTCAAGTCAGGTTCAGCATATTGCACACCTTCGTTGTTGTACACATTCATGATGTATCGTTTCTTTGCAGTCCAGATTGCTTTGTCAGCCAAAGCTTCTCTTTTCATTTGCATCTTTTGGTCGTATGCGTGAACATAATCAGCAAGTTCCTGATAACTTTTGTCGATATAAGGTTGAATCTTATCTTCACAGACCTTGTCCATGAAGGCGATAACTTTATCAGGTGACTGTAGTGGTTGAAAGACTTTGCCTACAAGTGAACCAAGCTTGAGATAAATCGAATCTGTATCTGACGCAATAACATAATCGACTCCTTCCGTTTTTATTAGTTTGTTCATATATTCGTTGAGTTTGTTTTCAATCCAACGAATAGAAAGCTGACCTGCTGATGTAACTGCAAGAGCAATACGCAGATCATAGAAACGAAAGTATTCATTACCCATTGCGCCGTATGCAGAATTCAAACACACTTTCTTTGCAAGTTGTAGATTATTAAATCTGGCTATTCTTTTTTGTATCTCGAAATGTTTAGATTTGTTCTTTTCATTTTCAAGTTCCTGTTTTGCTTCAAGTGATTTCTTTTTGTATTTCTTACGATCTTCATACATCTCAGCCATAAGCTTAGGAAGAAAACCTTGTTTGTCTGTTCTGAAGAACTGTCCGTTTGGTGTCAGAGTTACATTGTTTAATCCTGTTGTGTCAATTTCTTTCTTCAATAACTTATCTACAGAAACACGACTGTTGATAATTCTCGACATTTCGTCTGTGTAATCATCAGGATCAACAAGCATCTCTGGTGATAGATTGTATTGCATGATCAAGTGTGGATATAGACTGTTCAAGTCAAACGATGCAACCCAATCATGTTTACCGACTTGAGGTTCTTTAACATAAGCACCTTCAAACGCTTCTGATTTGCTTTTCTTTTCTGTCGGTGGAACAATTATGTTATCTCGGCGTAGGAAGTTATAGATGATAGTATCCCACATACGAACTTGTGTGAAAACATCATCATAGTTTGTTTTACTGTCATACGCCAAAGTCAAAGCAAGTTCGATCAACTTCAGTTTATCTTCTAATTCTTCAATAAGAGAAACATCACCAATGTTATACTCAATGAACTTTTGATAGTTTAGTTTGTATAGTTGATGTAGATTTTCGTACTCAGAATAATCAACCTTGCGTTTGTCTAATTCAACATGAGCAATGTTATCGAGGCGATACGATTCTTGTGATGCACCACCAGGAGCATACTTACGATACAGTTCAATGTAATCAAGCATAGGCAAGCCAACAAGCTCATAAACCGTATGTGCTTTTGCCATCAGAATTGCTGTTCTCTCTGAAATATAATTCCAAGGAGAAAGTGACTTTGCATCTTGCTCAGAAAGAATTCTATTGAATCTGTTTACAAGATATGGAAAGTCAAAGAACTTAATGTTCCAACCAGTTACAATGTCAGGATAGTTTTTTGTCCAGAACTCAAGAAACTTTTTACTTAGTGTATATTCATCACGACATTTGAAGTAGGTAACATTCTCATCAGTATTTTCAAAGTCACCGCAACCCCACACATAAGTCTTACCACCAAGATACTTTACAGCAATAGCAGTAATTGGTTCTGATGCTTCATATGGATCGGGGAATCCATTTTCTGAACCAACTTCAATATCAATGATTGCAATTTGAATGTGTGATTGATCCCAATCAACTTCATTTGGATGTTGTTCAGAGATATAATTGTATTCAAAACGAGTATTACCATAAATCTTCTTGTTGGTAACACCTTCGTTTTGCTTTAAATAATCTCTTGCTTCACGAATTGAATTGAATTTGAATTCATGCAAGTATTCTCCATTCAGTGTTTTGAATGGAGTTTCTTTCCTCACCATCTCATACAGAGTAGGTTGATATTGAAGCTTTTCTTTGATTCGTTTACCGTTTTCTATCCCACGATAGAGAATATTGTTACCGAAACATTGAACATTGGTATAGAATGTAATCATCAGCCTGTGATAAGTTGTTTGGAAGGAGGAAGAACGATTCCTGACCCAAAGATTTGATTATAGTTGTTTAAGTATTCTTGTGCTGGTGCATATTCATAGACCACATGTTTTTTTGAAACAATAACTTCGCTATCTTTCTCTTGTTCAGCATGAACAGGCCATGGCGCAAAGCCAATATTTGGTTGTCCGTTTTGTCCAGGCATTACGGCAATTCGAACAGGATTAGTGAGCCTGTATCCTAGTTCTCCAGACTCAATTTCAGCTAGAATTTCTTCTCCAGTTACCAGTTTTACTACTTTAATGTTTTCCATGATTTTTCCTTTCAGAGCAAATGTATATCAGTGTAACATGTTTTTTGACATTAATCAAGAGGTTATGTGGCATAAATAGAAAGTGTCCACTAAATTTTAAAGGTGAAAAATGTACTGGAACCCACAACCCACATATACTTTTCCATATACGATAAACGATTCAATGGATAAGTATACAACTTTCTTATGTGAATTTGTTGATTTAAAGAGAAATGGATATCATCATTTCACCAAAGCATATGACTCTCTTACTTATGGGTTTTGGGCACCGTGGTTGAAACAATCCGACCAAGCAGTTAACAATTTCGCCGATCATCTAAAATTGATTTTGAAGTTAAAGTAATACATTAGTTTTCTTCGTTATGTAACATTCTAATTGCGGAGAAAATGGATCCATTAACACTATTTGCTTTGGCTAATGGTGCAGTACAAGCGGTTAAAAAAGGTTGTGAATTATATAAGGAAATAGCAAGTGCG